AAGCGTACCGTTCGTACCGCGAATCACCCCGAGCGTGCCCGTACCGCTGTTCACCGATGTAATTTGCATATACTCAGTATCGATACTGATCAACTGGCCGACCTGAAAACGTGGAACGAGTCCCCAACCGTCCGCGCCCGTTACATTGTTGACGGTGACAGTCGTATCCGCTGTCGTCATACTGAACACGCTCACCGTATCGCCCGACGGCTTCCAGGCGTTCGCGTAATCATCGTGCCAACCCCATATACCACTAACCGACAGCGCCCGCGTTTTCGTCGTGATGTAATTCAGAAACGCGCCTTTCGCAACGTTAATCTCTACACCCCACAGCGGCCCGTTAATACCCCCCAGTTGAATGATTGCCGCTGGATCGATCACATTCCCATCACCATTGATAAGTTGCTGCAATAACAGCAAATCCTCACCACGAAATAGAATCGTGTTCGCATTACGCCAATCAAACAACCGAGTTGCCAGCACAGGTGCAAACGTCCGCGCCGTGTAGCGATCAATTTGTGCCGACGCCGCCCGCAGTTTACTGAAAAGCCGCGCATCATCCGATGTGTCAGCCGGAGCAACAGAGAAACGCGCTCTTAACTGATCGAGCGTGGCGTAAACGGTTTGAAGTGCTGACATTCCCACCCCCACACATAGACCCGCGCTGACCATTCATGCACTACTGCACCCACCGAGCGCTGCACCGTCACCCAACGCGCCTTTACATTCACATCCACGATCAGCATTTGCTCATGATCAATACGGATCAACTGACCCCTCCCAAACGGCAGCGCATCGCTCACATAAAGCACAGTGTCCAGTGCCGTAGCAGCAAATGGCACTAGCACCGCACCACTATCAAGCCAACCCTCGACCGGACAACAAGCGCTTTCCGATTTCAGCGGCGCAGAAGTCCGCTCAAACTGTAGTGTCCACGCCTCAACCGTGCAGCACGCGCTTTCCACAGGCAGCGGCACTGGCGGCCACCCCCTGAATAATTCGTTCATCGCTTGCATCGTGAACATCACCGAAAGGCTCAACACCACGACCAGCATGTTTTTTAGCGAGCGCCCTGTACGTTTATTCAACATACACGTTAAGCTGCGCACCAGCACCCGTCACAACCACGAACAGGCCGATCAGAAACTCTGCACCACCCCCATCCGGCCAGGCCGACGTACCCGCCACTGCTGCAATCGTCATGAACGGGTTACCCGTCGCACTTGTATTATCATAAAGCGTGACCGTTGCGGAAGCAGCCGCCGCCGTCAACACGACGCGATGCAGCGCACCCCGCCGATTGACAAGCTGAACACCCGCCGTAGCAGCGGTATAAGCAATCTGTTGTGCGACAATCATGCTTATACCGAAATCCCGTACAGCATCGATGCTGCGCCAGGGGTCGAACCGGCATACTGATCCTGAGCCACCAGGCACAACCGGGCCGTCACGATCAAGTGATAGATATCAGCATAGGCGATGTGATCCAGCGTGGCCGTTACCTGACGGCGATAGCCTACATACCACAAAGGGCGGAAGGCGAAGATTGCCTGACCACGGGTATTGTTCGCGGGCGTCACACTGAGATCACCGTTAGTCGCCTGACTCAACCCCATTTCTGCTGTCGGACGTACCTCAATACCATCGATATGGCCGAGCAGCCCGTTAACGTTCGTCGCGACATCAGCACCCGCCTTATCGATGCTGATGAATTCCGGCATCGACAGCATCTTTGCATAAGTCGGATCGTCCACAAAAAGCACCAGATCGCGAGGGCGCAGGGCATACGCACCATTCATCAGGAAGCGCGCTTTACGGAGCAGCGGCAGCGTGATCGGCCCGTTTGCGTTATACGAAAGCGCCGGGTTTGTGACCAAGCAGTATTTGCGCAAACCGTTGAACGCCAAATACTTTGACCCTCCTACTGGCGTACCATCGATCGCGTTGATGTTCGTGTTCGCCGTGAGCGCCGTATCACCGTTGAGCAGCACGTTATCCATTGCATTTTGCATCGCACGGATCGCCTGCCGACGGTAGTTCGCAACGATCGGAATCAACACGTCTTCGTTCAGTTCGCTCGACCAGGCCATCCGCAGCGCCAGCTTTTGAGCGCGCATCTGCACCTTGTTGGTGGCCGTCTTGCTTTGCGGAATAGGGTTACTACTCGTCAGCACCAGTTGCCCCTGATCGGTTGTTTCCGACACGTAATACACCGACGGGTCAGCCGCTTCAATCGGCAGTTCATACGGTTGAGTAGGCATCTCGATCATTTCGAGCGCAGGCGCCACCACGTTATCTTGACGGACACGCAGCCACAACTCACCACGCCACGAGTCAGGTGCCCATTCCGCACCAAAGCCCGCCTGACCAGTGTTATCGAGTTCCTGCGACTTGAGAAAACCACTCTGCTCAAGCCGTTCCATCGCGCTGTACGGCAAATCGCCCCGCTGCACCGACTTGACCATCTTATCGGCCAACTCACGGTAAAACGTCACAGGCGGACGCCAACCAGTCGAACCCATAATGTCCGACATCAGCGACATGTCCGAGGCGCTCAAGTCGCTGTACTTCGTCGCCCTCGTCACTTCGATCCGCGCGGTCTCGTCCGGCGCACCGGGCGCGGGCAGCCGACCACGGTGCAGCGTTTTCACATTCGCCTCACTCTCGGCAGCGAGCGCATCACGCACCACATCCCGCATCGCCGTCTTCATCGTTTCTACATCCACGTCAAAATCCTCCTGATTTTCTTGCTTACGATTACTGTCACCAAACCCCAGCGACTTGCACGCTGCCGCCACTGCTTTCAATGAGATACCCGTCGAGCGCGGCTCAGCAGGCGTTGGCGTCGGACTAACCTCAATGATCGGCCAGCGCAGAAGCTCCCCCGACCGCGCCTTGACCGTGCTTTGCGGCAAGCTGCCCGACGACCAGCCCAGCGCACCCTTTTCGATCAACTTGCACACCGCAGCCGCCCACTTACTATGGGCGTTCAGTTGCCCTTCCACCCACACGCCCACGTCATCCGTCTTAAACGTGTCAATCACACCAATCGGCTCATCACCGATTACCGGATCAAGACCGTGGTTATAGAACATGTAGCGCGTCTTGATTGGCCAGTCCAACCCCAACTCGGTTTGTGGCGTGAACCACTCACCCGTCGTATCCCGCTGCTGAGCACTACCGAACACCACACCATACCCCCCGATCCGCAAGCCGTCAGCCGTCAGCGCCTTGATCTGGAAAGGCGAGGCGACCTCCACTCCCTGTTCGCTTTCACTCATTGTCCATCCCCTTCTACATTCAACTTCGTTATCTGCCCGGCTGAATCAAGTGGCCCATCACCCCACGGAACAGCCCCCAAGCTCCAGAACCGATCGCGCATCTCATTCACCGACATATACCCGCGCGCCGCCTCTATCTCTGCAATGTCCGGTGCAGTATCGCGGATTTCATCGGGCATCAGCACCAGGTTGTTACCATAGAACGGGCATAGCTCTTGCGTCAGCTTCTGCGAAAACCTTGTCAGCTTAGGCCAGAGGGTGTCTTCCAGAAACACACGCCGCGCAACCTGTGCGGTGCTCTGCGTACTGTTACGGTCGTACATCGACAGCGGCACACCGAAGATGCTCATGATCTCGTCACGGCTGAAGTCGCGCCCACGCATGAAGTCCATGTCTTGCTGCGTCAGACCCATGTTCGACCATTCAACATCACCTTTGGCACCCCGAATAAACGCCGTGCTGCGCTTAGAACCACTGTACGACTCACGGAACTCGCGCTGAATACGCTCGAAATCCGCATCGGGAATATTCTCTTTAATCGTCACCATACCCGCCGGAGTTGCCCGCTCGTGCGAGAAGAAATTGCGGTTGTACTCGCTCATCGCCCGATCACCTTGTGATGCCAGCGCTGCTGCTTCCATCGCGGACAGCCCATAGTGATCGTTACGCGGATGCCACCGCTTGAAGTGGATCACCTCCTCACGCTTCAGGGGCACCTCTTCCCCATCGGTCATGTAGACATAGCCCTTCACGTAGTTCACCGGATCGACCACTATCCGCACCCGATCAGGTCGCAGTACCCAGATTTCCGAAGGGGCCCCATCCCCCACCAACATCCAGTAAGCATTCCCGTTCAGTTCCAGATAACCGAACGTGGACTCCAACAACTCAAATTGACTGGTCATTGGATTAGGATGGCGCAGCAACTGTTCCAGCGGATGATTAGCAAGGGCGGTTTGCTTTTCACCGTGGAGTCCGTAGACGCCAAAGGGCACGAGCGCCATTGCCTCAACAATTCGCGTCACCGCCACATACACCCAGGACGAGCGTGCATACTCATCCGCCTGGGCGCTGTAGATGTCCAAACGCGGCCAGTTGGGGCCGTTCTGCGCAGCAATCGCCCGCACATACTGGCTGCGTGCCGTGCTATCCCCAAGCCGCATCATTTTCAACCCAAATGCCAGTCGCTCAATCCAATTCATGCTTTCGGTTCTCCATGCGCACTAAGCAGATAATCACGCAGGTGATCACGTTCGAGTGATCGAGTAGCCACCCCTTTCGATTCAACAAAGCTGATCAACGCCCCATGATGCTGAGTACCATACAACGCCAGTGCCAGCGCGATGATCGTATCGTCGTGACCTCCTGGCGGCGCAGAATAGCGATACAGACCGGACGATGAACGCTGAAGCTCATAGGCTTCCAACTCGGCAATCTGAATCGGATCGTTGAGGAGTTCAATACGCTGCATCTCAATCGCC